TAAATACGTACACAACTAGATCAAGGGCAGGCGAGATTTTTTTTACTGTCATGCCTATTAAAATTGTTCAAAAAGTAACTCAAACACAAAAAGGCGGAATGACAGACCTTTATCTTGATGGCGGTACTTATGTAAAGACTTTTTATTCGGTAATGTACTCTCCATCATGCGTAAAAGTCGGCCAGATGGGGGACCCAAGAAGCCCGCATTATCGAATACACCATAAAATAAACTGGCATAATACCGCGCCGAAGATCATACGCGAAGAGTGGAAAAAGGAGTAAAATAATGGCAACAAAACCAACAGGAAAACCAATGGGAAGGCCAACCGTTATGACACCCGACACAGTCCAAAAACTCGAACAGGCTTTTTCCATCGGAGCAAGCGATGTAGAGGCTTGTGCTCACGCCGGTTGTGCAAAGCAAACGTATTACAATTACTGCGCCGATCATCCGGAATTTTTAGACCGAGTGAACACCCTCAAAGAAAAACTACCCCTGAAAGCTAAGAGTGAACTGGCAAAACTCATAAACGAAGGGGATAAGAATACCGTGCTATGGTATCTCGAAAGAAAGAAGCGGAACGAGTTCAGCCTGAAAACAGAGATTGACCACACCGTATCCACACCGGCCCGAATCATTTGGAATGAACCGCCGCCCGAGGAAGGGGAATAGTGTGTGTCTGAAAAAAGGATATACGTTGACGACCTGTTTGCGCCGAAGTTCAGACGGCTTGCGTGGCGGCTATTCCACGATGAGACAATCCCGCCCCACATCTGGCTAAAAGGAGGCCGCGGCTCGACAAAAAGTTCGTTCGTTTCTCTAGAAATAATCCTTGGCATTATTGAGCACCCGGACGCGAACGCGGTGTGTTTCCGAAAGTTCGGCTGCGACCTGCGCGGAAGCGTATTCAATCAGGTACTATGGGCAATCGACATTCTGGACAGGCGCAACGAGTTCACCTACTGCATGAACCCGATGGAAATAACCTACCGCCCTACCGGGCAGAAGATCATATTCAAAGGACTGGACGATGCCCGCAAAAGCAAATCCCAGAAGGCCGCCTTTGGTTATTTCCGTTATGTCTGGTTTGAAGAGCTGGAACAATATGACGGGATGCAGGAAATCCGGTCTGTGTGCCAGTCGCTTATGCGCGGCGGTAACAAGTTCAGCTACTTCTATTCGTACAACCCGCCGCAGAATACTTCCAACTGGGTGAACTTTGAGTCCAGTAAGCCGGTTGAGAATCGCCTTGTTCACCATTCCGACTATTTGACCGTCCCGAAAAACTGGCTCGGTGAGGCGTTTTTCATTGAGGCCGACATCCTGAAGAAGCAAAACGAGATGGCCTACCGGCATGAGTACCTCGGTGAAATAACCGGAACAGGCGGCACGATCTTCACGAACCTCGTGAACCGGACAATCACGGATGAGGAAATAAGGCAGTTCTCGAATCTGCGAAAAGGGATAGACTGGGGGTACGCCGTCGATCCGTTTGCATACGGTGCATTGGAGTATGACAAGATGCGCCGCACGATCTACATTTACGATGAGATTTACAAAATCGGGCTGTTGAATGATGCGGCGATTGAGCTACTCAAAGCCAAGGGGATAGGCCGAGAGCGAATCATTGCGGACAGCGCAGAGCCTAAGAGCATTGCAGAGTTCCGGCAGAATGGTTTGAACCTCATAGGGGCGGAGAAGGGTAAGGACAGCGTACAATACGGAATCAAGTGGTTGCAAAAACTCCATTCAATTGTTATAGACTCAAACCGTTGCCCGAATCTATTCAGGGAATTCAGCCTTTATGAATTTGAGAAATCGAAAACAGGTGAGTTTAAAAGCGAGTATCCAGACCACGATAACCACGGGATCGACCTCGTGCGTTATGCCCTGAGTTTGGACATGGAAAAGAAGGGAATGTTCTAATGAAAAAACTGATGAGCCTATTCAAAAAGCCCGCCGTTGAAACCGAACCGGAAGCACCGGCAAAGGAAAGCCTGATCGACAAGTTCAAGAAGCTGGACATGGGTAAGTTCACCCCGCCGCCGATTGACCGCGCCGGTATCATTGCCCGGATGTTCCCCCGCCCGGTCACGACCGTTAAACAGGTTCCACGGGCTGGCGGTGACGGCATGGCGGTTGCGATGGACTCTTCCGTCAGCCAGACGTTCAACCTCATGCCGACCGAGATCCCTGACACCATACTACAGTTCTACGGTCAACACGCTTTTATCGGGTGGCAAGCCTGTGCGATACTCCGACAACACTATCTGATTTCCCTTGCCTGTACCACGCCCGCAGACGATGCGATGGCGGCGGACTTCCGGTTGACCTTCTCGGAAAACAATGAAAAGACGGATGAACAGAAAACCGTTGACGAAGAGAAGCTCCAAGATATCAAGCGGGAAGCCTGTAATCAGTATCGAATTCCGGACCTGTGTAAACAGTTAAACGTCAACAAAAAGACGTTCGGGATAGGCTTGGCGGTTCCCGTTATGGATGAATCGGTAGACATGTCTCTCCCGTTCAACATCGACGGCGTGAAGGCCGGGAGCTACAAGGGAATGACACTGGTCGAACCGTACTGGTGCGCCCCGCAGTTGGATGCCGCCGCAGCCAGCGACCCGACAAGCGAACACTTCTACGAGCCGACATGGTGGAGGATTGCGGGCAAGCTAGTTCACCGCTCATGGTGTATCAAAGTGGTCAACTCAGTCCTTCCTGACATCCTTAAGCCGTCATACTACTACGGCGGGGTTCCGCTGACTCAAATGCTTTATGAACGGGTCTATGCCGCCGAAAAGATAGCCAACGAAGCCCCGTTGCTGGCCCTGACAAAACGGATGCTTGTCGCGGATGCAGACATTGACAACCTGCTTGCCAACCCTAACGAAGCAAACGAGATCGTGCGGGCAATCAGCTATATGAGGGACAACTACGGGGTATGGTTCAAGCGGACGGGCGATCAGGTGGCGCAGATAGACACCTCGCTTGGAGACTTCGATGCGCTGATAATGACACAATTTCAGCTTGCGGCGACCATCGCGCAGATGCCAGCAACGAAGCTTCTCAAGACCACCCCGAAAGGGTTTAATGCGACGGGTGAATATGAGTGGAAAGACTACGCCCAAATCCTGCAAGGGATTCAGGAACACGACTTCAAGCCGCTGATTAAGCGTCACCTTGAACTGTACACCAAGAGCGAGCTTGGCGCGGTGATGAAAATAGACGTAACCTTTAATCCGGTGGATGTTCCGACTGACAAGGAACAGGCCGAAGTCGAAGAAATCAATAGCCGGGTGTTTACCAACTATTCCAACGCGGGCGTTATCTCCAATGAAGAGGTGCGGGACATTATCCGGAGCAAAGAGGGTTCTATGTTCTCGACCCTGACCGAGGTTTCGGCGGACGAACTGAACGCCGATAATGAAGCGCAACAGCTTTTGAATCAGGCCGAAGAGTACGACAAGGCGGAGTAACCCATGATAAAGAAGGGCAACGCCATCCTTCCCAGTGTAACGATTGAGGCTGAATACCGCCGGTCAATCCGTGTCATCATCCTTGAGCTTCACAAGGCCGTTGTATCGCTTCTCAAAGAGGGTTACGCCAACGAGCCGGAGTTTGGCTATGCCATGGACGGACAAGTCCCGGTGTCGTTCCAGATGAAGCAGAAAGACCTGCAAACCAAGTTCGATAAGATACTTTCCACCGCCGGACGGATAGCGGCGGAGCGGTTCCTTGAAAAACAGGTGCAGTACGCTTCCCGTGCATTCATCCGGTCAATCAAACCTTTCACGGATACGCCGGAGGGTAAATCTTTGATGCTGAAGGGCGCGACCCTTGAGCCGGTCAATTATGCCTATGCTGAAAAGGTGATCGAAGAGAACGTCAAACTGATTCGGAGTATCGGGAGCAAATACTTTACCCGGATTCAGAAGCAGGTTGCGGCCTCAATGTCATCCGGCGGCGGGGGGGAAAAGCAACTGATTGCCGAACTGCTGAAGATTCGCGGCGTTGCCGAGAGGCAGGCCAAGCTGATTGCGAAAGACCAGACCGCCAAGCTGACCGGACAACTCACCGTCGAGAGAATGAAAAAAGCCGGTATCCATAAAGCAATGTGGAATCACTCTTCAGCGGGCAGGGTTCCTCGGGAGTACCACATAACGCGCTGGGACGGCCATAGCGAGCCGCCGAACGGTCTGGACGGGTACATATTCGAGATAGACAATCCGCCAATCATAGACAAGAAAACAGGGGAAAGGGGCTTTCCGTCAACCTTGATAAATTGTAGATGCTATAGCACTCCAGTGATCGAACTGATGGATTGAATGGGGATAAACCGCTGTTTCTTCTGACTTTTTAAAAAACCTTTTTACGCAAAAACCCCTTTAAAAATGTACTTTCCCCATCCGGTGGATAAACCCGCGCAAATAATCCGCAAGCTGCCATTTGACAGACTATGCTTTTTTTATCAAATTTGCATCATGGCAAAAGAAGTCGATATAAATGGGTTCTGGCTTATTGAAGCGAATCCAGTGACGAAGGAAGGGGTTTTCCCCTATACCGGCGCACAGATCGACTTTTCTGGGAGCCTCGGACTCGACCCCGCCAAAATTTATAACGTGTACCGCCCGGCCGCAGAACTTTTTAAAGAAGAAACTCTGAAATCATTTAACGGGGTTCCGCTTATTGACGAACATGAAATGATCGGCGACGGATGTACAGGATACGATGACCGCCCCGCCGGTGGTGTTCTGTTCAACACGGCCCCCGAATCTTCTACCGGAACCATGCTTGGCGACTTCAAGATTTTCTCTGAATCGCTCAAAGACAAGATCGAACAGGGCAAAAAGGAACTCTCCCTCGGCTATCGCTGTTGCTATGAGTTCATGCGCGGACTGTTCAAAGGCCAGCCGTATGACTTTATCCAGAAAAACATTGTGGGCAATCACGTTGCACTTGTTGACAAAGGGCGCATGGGGTCTAGCGTCCGGGTTTATGACTCAAAGACGATGGTTTTCGACTCCATGGAAGCTATCAAACCAATAACCAAAGGAACCGATGCTATGACAGAAGAAGAAAAAGCCAAAAAAGAGGCCGAAGAAAAGGCCGCCGCAGAAGCGAAAGCCGCTGATGAAGCCGCCAAGCAAAAAGCGATGGACGATGCCGCCGAAGCTGAAAAGAAAGCCAAGGAAGAAGCAGAAGCCAAAAAAGAGCAGGAAGCCAAAGATTCTGCCGAAGCCGAAGAAAAGGCTAAAAAGGATGCAGAAGAAGCTGAAAAGGCCAAAGGCTCTGCAATGGACTCCGCCATCAAAGCGGCAGTCATTATGCTTTCAGAACGGGATGCTCTGGTTAAACAGGTTCAGCCTCTCGTTGGTGCGTTCGATCACTCCGTAATGACATCTGCCGATGAAGTTGCGGACTATGCCTGTAAGAAGCTTAAGCTTCAGGCGGGCAAAGGTGAATCGAAAGCGATGCTTAAAGGGTTCCTTGCCGGACGTTCCGGTTCTGGAATCGCGTATGGAATGGATGCCGCCCCGAAGTCCGGTAAAGATGCGGCTTTGGACAAATACCTAAAAGGAGAATAGAAAATGCAGACTACAGTAAATGTATTACAGGGGTTTGGCGTTGTTGGCTCGTTCTATGACGCAAGCCCTCGCAGAGTGAATCCCATGGTTGTGACCGCCGGAACGCCGGTTGTTGCAGTGAAAGCGTCAGGCGTTGTAACGCTGACCGGAGTACCGACCGCCGCTGACACGATCAGTATTGGCGGGTACGTGTACACCTTCAAAGAAACCCTCGCCGCCGCTTTCGATGTGAAAATCGGAATCAGCGCAGACGCTACCGCGAAGAGCCTGACGAAAGCAATCAATGCGAGCGGAACCGCTGGCGTGGATTACTTCGCCGGAACAACCGCTAACCTGAGCGTGACCGCCGCCGACACCGACACCGCAGAAGTTACTGTCACCGCCATCTATGAAGGCGTTGTTGGTAATGCCGTGGTGTTCCTCGAATCCGCTGACAATCTGACGATTGCCCCGACATCCGGCGTTCTTGCTGGCGGCGTAGATGCTTACGCGAACAGCGCGACAGTTGGCCGTGCGTTCTCCTATGACAGTTCTGACAAAGGGCTGGCAGTACAGGGCGGAACAGGCGTTTTCGCCGGTATTCTGGTCAACCCGAAATCCTACACTCACTCCGGCCTAACCTCGACTCTGGTTGTCGAAAACGGTGTGACCGCTGAACTCGCAACGATGGGACACATCGTAGTCAAACCGTTGAACAGCGCGGTTGTCGGATATTCAGCCTACCGCGACAATAGCTCCGGCGAAATCTATGCCTACTCCGGCACAGGCTCGCAGAGCGGCAAAACTCTCATAGCTGGTTCAATGTTCGTGCTGGTGGATTCTACCGCACCGAACGGTCTGGCTGTTCTCTCCATCACTAACCCGTAATTTGAAAGGATAAACATTATGGCAACTCTCACGAAAATTCTAACATCCTTGAAACCTTCACAGGTTCGGGCGTATGCGATGGACGAAGCGACCACCGAGCAAACCGTTCAAGCATTGGGTATCAACTACACGGCGCGGGCACTCAAAGACTTCATGGCGATGGCAATGGATGCCACGCCTGATTTGCTGACCACCGCGACCACGACGACCCCGATTCAGTTCCTCCAGCACTTCCTGCCGGATGTGATCCGCACGGTTACTCAGGCCCGCATGGCTGACAAAATCGTCGGGCGCGACATTGCCGGAAACTGGGCTGATGAAGAAATCGTTGCAACCGTAATCGAAAAAGTTGGTCAGGCCCGCCCGTATGGCGACAAGACCGATTCAATCCTTGCGGACTGGAATCCTCAATTCGAGCGGCGCACAATCGTTCGTTTTGAAGAAGGCGTTGAAGTCAGCGTCCTTGAAGAAGAACGCGCAAGCGCAATGCGTATCAACTCGGCCTCTGAAAAGCGGCTCGCAGTTGGTGAAGCATTTGGTATCAGCCTCAACGCTGTAGCTTTCAACGGCTATAACGATGGCTCGAACCGCACTTATGGTATTCTCAACGACCCGAACCTGCCAACGTACACCACCGTCGCTTCTGGCGTTGGCGGAACCACTTGGGCAGCCAAGACGTTTCTGGAAATCGTAGCGGACATCAAAACGGCGTTCTCTGCTCTCCGGACTCGTTCCGGCAGCAACTTTGACCCCTACAATGATGAAAGCGTCTTGGCAATCGCCTCGGTCAGCATTGATATGCTGGCAACGGTGAACACGCTGGGCACTTTGTCGGTGTTCCAGTGGATCAAGGCAACCTACCCGAAATGCCGCATTGAAGTTGCACCGCAATTCACCGCCGCAAACGGTGGCGCGAACGTGTTCTACCTGATGGCCGAAAGCATCGGCGGGCGCAAGGTTGTAAATCAGTATGTGCCGGATGTATTCCGAATGCTGGGCGTTGAGCGCAAGGCGAAAGGCTATCTCGAAGCCTACTCTTGCGCCACGGCTGGCGTACTGTTTGCCCAACCCATCGGCGTTGTTCGATACACGGGTATCTAATCAAGTTGGAGCGGGGAACAGTCAGGCGATTGTAAACCCCGCTCCTTTTTCAAATCACAGTAATAAAAAGGAGAAGCGGAAAATGCCTCATATTACAAGCACACTCACAACCCCAGTTGAGTACGTCCTTTATAAAAAGACGGCTGGCGGGGAAATGATTCAGGTCGAATCAGTCCGGATTGAAGGCGGTGCAAATGTATCAAGCAAGCACTTTGTAACGCCAGAAGGAGTTGTCACCCAAGTGACAGACAAGCAGATTGAACTGCTTGAACAAAACGAAGTGTTTAAGCTTCATCGGGACAACGGATTTTTGAAAGTCCATCGTTCTGAAAAGGTCGATGTTGCCGGGCTTACGCCCGCCGACGAGTCGGCCCCCATCACTCCGAAGCACTACACCAAGCGGGGCAAAAAAGCACCGAAAACGGTTAAGGAGTAACCAATGAGCACGGAATCGGAAGTAACCCTGACGGTCGAAAGGTTCCGTGCTGACTTTCCGGAGTTTGCCGACGAAACAGTTTACCTTGAGCCAGCACTGCAAAACTCAATTAACGCGGCGTCATCGTATATTTCTCGGCAAAACTCCTCTTATTTCGCAGACGAAAACCGCCTCCGTGGACTTGAGCTAATGGCGGCCCATATTTACACCCTGTCCGCCGCTATGAGGCGCGGGAACACCCAAGGCGGTATAACGACCTCTTCTTCTATTGGAAGCGTGTCAGTGACCCTTTTACCGCCCGCCATCAAGCGACAGTTTGATTACTGGATGAACCAGACCGCATACGGTCAGCAGTACCTCGCTTTGCTTCAGTCGAAAAGTCCGGCTGGCCTTTTCATGGGCGGCTCGAATCAAAGGGTTTTCAGATGAAAGTAGTCCGCATACAGAACAATGAGCTTTTACGAAAGATTGAAACGCTTTCCGATAGCTCTGTGGCGGTTGGGTTCTTTCCTCAGGCAGTATATCCAGACGGGACTCCTGTCGCGGCCATCGCCAGCATTCATGAGTACGGGGCGGTGATAAACAAGGCGGCTGGGCAGGTAACTTTGTACCGCTCGATTGACAAAGAGGGCGAATTTAAACACGGCGGACGTTTCGTAAAAAAGAGAAAAGCCAACTTTTCATCTACGCATAACGTCCCGGCGCATCAAGTACGGATTCCATGCCGCTCATTCATGCGAACCACGGCGCACGAGCAGGAAAACAACTGGGTAAAAACATGCGCTAACCTTCTGCGTTCTGGAAATCCCATTGAAATCGTGATGAACACAATGGGCAGTTTGATCGCTGGCGACATCCGGGATAAAATCCGTTCAATCGCATCGGCTGGCGGCAACGCCCCCTCAACAATCAGACGGAAAGGCTTTGACCGTCCATTGATCGACACCGGGCGGATGCTACGCTCTGTCAGCTTTGAAACGGGAGGCGCGGCATGAACAACGTCCTTAGCATGGCCCTGTCAATCATCCCGAGAGTTCCTTTCATGCTGAAAAGATTCAGTTCACGGACACGAAGCGACATCGGGTTGATCGTTCCGACCTACTCCGACCCCGTAGAGGTTTGGGGCATTGTTCAGGCGGTCGATAACTCGGCATATCAGCAGTTGGGCTTAGAGTTCGGGAAGAACTACATTTCAGTCTGGGCAGAAATTGCGATGCAGGGAATTGACAAGCAGGAAGTCGCAGACCAGATTATTTATGACAGCAAGACGTTCAATATCATAACAAGCACTGACTGGATAAACTATAACGGGTGGTCAAGCGTGATCGCGGTTGAGGCGAAACCATGAAAACCGAAAATCAAATCTGGAAAGACATGATGGCAGTCGTCCAGACCGGCCTCACGTATTTTGACATATCTGATTTTGAAATCCGCCAGTCAAATCAACCAAGCAAGGTCACAATCGACACCCCGACGATATGGATTGAACGTGTCAGTTCCAAACGGTACGGGGTTCAAAGCACTATCCCGATTATGGTAGACGGTCAGCTTGTCGAACAGTCGAGTTACTATCAGGAAATCATATTTCAGATCACGGCCCTGAAAAAGAGGCTTGTTTCAGACGATGAAGATTCGCAGACCGCCGGTGATGTTTTGAATCTTCTCACCACGTTTTTTAATGGCAGTGTCGGTGTTCGCGCAATGGCCGAAAAGAGCCTTTCCAGTATTTGGATCACGTCTGTAAATGAACCGGCGGAAATTATGGACAGCGAGTTATTTGAAAAAACTCCAAGTTTTGATATAACCGTCATTTGTAAGCAAACAGAAACGAAACCAATAAACCATGTAGAGGCATACGAAGCAGAGGTTGTACCAGTCTAACGAAAGGAATACACTATGGCTATCAGTCAGGAAAAATATATCGACATCACTTCAGGCGTTGGCGGAGAAGCAACCGCATCACGGCGCGAACTCATTGCGCGGTGCATGACAAGTAACGTTCTGGCTCCGGCAAACACCGTTCTCGAATTAACCCTTGCGGAAACTCGGACCCGCTTCGGTTCAAGTTCGGATGAGTACACCTTTGCCGCGAAGTACTTTGGATTCATTTCCAAAAACATCAATCAGGCAAAGAAAATCGGCTTTGCTCATTGGCCAATCAATGCGGACACCGCCCCTAAGCTTATCAGCACGATCACACTTCCGGCTTACACTGTGTTTGCCGCTTTGACCAGCACCGGAAAAGTGAAAGTTGACCTTGGCGGAGAAACTCATGACGTAAGCCCGGACTTCACAGGAAACGGAAATTTGACGGCGGTGGCCGCTTCAATGCAAACTGCAATCCGCGCCATTACGGCTGGCGGTACAATGTGGACAAGCGCAACCTTCACTTATGCAGACGGTGCGTTTACCCTGACCGGCGGCGTTGCCGGTGCTGAGGATATCGGTTACTTCACGGCCCCCGCGAGCGGAACAGACCTTAAAGCCTTGTTTGGCATGGACGTTGGCAGTTCTCCGGTTCTTAGCGTCGGAATGGATGAAGAAACACCGGTTGAAGCAATGGCCCGTGTAAATGAACTAAGCAACAATTTCGGTTCGTTCATGTTCTTGGACACCCTGAGCAATGCGGACATCACGGCAGTCGCCGAATGGAACGCGGCACTCAACTACAAATACCTGTACAGCGTGAAAACCACGGTTGCCAATGCTTCCACTCTTGCCGGACTTCTGGACGGCATCAATGGCGTAATCGTGACTCTGGACAATACGGTTACGGCGTGGGTTGAATATATGCCGATGGCAATCTTTGCCTCGACCGACTACACGAAGCCCAACGCCGTCAAAAACTTCATGTATCAGAAGTTTGACAGCGAAACGGCGACGGTCACGACCGACGCAGACGCGGCCATTTACGACGCTCTGAAGATCAACTACCTCGGGCAGACGCAACAGGCGGGCGCGAACAGTTCATTCTATCAAGACGGTTACATGATGGACGGCGGCAACGTTGGCCCGTACTGTAATGAAATCTGGCTGAAGGATGCAGTCGCCGTTGAGTTCTTCAACACAATTCTTTCCCTTGAGCAGATTCCCGCGAACGCAGAAGGTGAAATGATCGGCTATTCCACGATTCAATCTGTAATCACCGAGGCTATCAGCAACGGAACGATTCAGCCGAACAAGACGCTGACAACCGTACAGAAAGCCTACATCACGCAGGTAACGGCGAGTGATACCGCATGGCGCGAAGTTCAAGGCGCGGGGTATTGGCTTGGCGTGACGATCAGTTCCTATGTTGAAAACACCGTGACGAAGTACAAATTGAGTTACACGCTAGTTTACAGCAAAGGCGACAGCATCCGCAAAGTTGAAGGTACGGATATTCTCATTTAATAACCTGAAAGGATAAAACTATGTCTGACATAAGCTCAAATGGTCTTGTAGCAAAACTGACCGCAAGCGTCACTTACCCGGCGGGGATACCGCTCGTAAACTTCGCCTCGGATGTTGACCCGTTCGATGTTCCTGAGTTGGAAATTCTCAACGCAGAATCCAACATAAATGGAGAAATGGTCGCATGGTCGGTTCCGAAGCCGGTAACGGTTTCGATTGCCGTTATTCCTGACAGCGCAACGGATGTTCTTTTGGGAGTACTTCTTTCAAATAACCGCGTTGGGTTTGGAAAGCCTTCCACAAAAGACCTTATCACGATTGCCGTTCAATACTTTGGATTTCCGAAACCAAGGATTTTCACCCTTGGACGGATTCAATCCGGCGTATTCGGAACCGCAACGAACTCAAGCGGGCGGCGCAAATCCAAGACGTATAAATTCGTCTTTCAGGAAGTGAGCTACTAAAACAAACTGTAAACAGCGGGAGCGTACAGAATGAACAATGACCAAACAGGACTAATCGGGACAGAAGAACGGAAGATCGGGAAGAACACTTTCCTCATTTCCAAGATACCGGCATCGTATGCCGAAGACATCATGATAACATTCTTTAAAGATGTTGACATGGACTCGGTGAAGGCGGTGGGAAGCGGGAATCAAAAGGCGGTTAAATCCATGCTTTTGAGCGGGAGCTTTGAGACAACCACCTTGCCGATGTTGAAGTGGGTTTGCGTAAAAGCTGGCCCGTCTTGGATACGTCTTTCTTCCCGTGAAATGATCGACGCGCACATTGACAGCGTGGAAGACATCCTTCTTTTGAAAGGAGAGATGGTTGCTATAAATTTTCTTTCTTCCAAAGCAGGCGGCCCCTCACCTTCTTAGGACGGATTGACGAAGAAGAGGGGCAAGGGTTTGTCAATGTCAGCAGTTTGACCGGGCAGATCATTTCGAGCGGCAAGGCGACGCTCCACGAATTGCGGACGGTGTACACTCTGGAAGATGCTTTTATGATTTGGGAAGCCGACATCATCCCGAAATATAATGAGTGGCTAGCGGCTAAAAAGGCGGGCGAACAAAATGAGCGTAATTGATACTCTGGTTTATATGTTTGAAACTCAAGGCGCGAAAGAAGCGTCTGGAGAGGTCAAAGATTTAAACAAGCGCATCGGGGAAGCCGAAGAGGCGGCCCGAAAGTATGGCGCAGAAGTTGACGCGCTCCGCTCAAAGATTCAAGAACTGGCCGCGATCGAAAGCAAGGCAAGCGGGAAGTTCCTTGATCTCGTGAAGGAAGAGTCATTTGAAACCCGCAAGAAGATGAACCTTGCAATGTCGAATCAGGCATTGCAAAGGAACGTAGTCAAAGACCTCAATGCACAGGTTAAAACCCAAACAGACCTAAGCAGATCATCAAAAGACCTTGGCGCAAGTATCGCCATTATCGCAACGCGCTTTGCGGCGGCTATTGCCCCGCTGATGGCCTTTAAATCGGCATTGAACAGCACCCTTGAGACAGCGCAGACGGCGAACGATATGCGCCTGATGGCTCAATCCGCTGGCGCATCCGTTGAGAAAATCCAACAGCTTGGACAGGCTCTAAAGACCTACGGGGGCAACGCCGCCTCCGCTTCCGCTGTGATGCTTGGCCTGAACACCTCGCTTCAACAGATGCGACTGGGTCAGGGCGGGGCATTGCAGGAGGCGGCGTTGCTCTACGGGGTGAAGTTCTCTGGCTCGGGCGCAAACGGCATGGCAACCCCTGAAGAGATGCTTCAGAACATTGCAAAGCGCATGGAATCAATGACAGCGGACGAGCAGATCAATTTCGGGCGCATGATGGGACTCGATGCGCCGACTATTATGATGCTACAGCAAGGCGTTCAGGGACTTTCTAGGGACATGGAGAGCGCGGCAAAGCATCAAATTTTCAGACCTGAAGATTATGCGCGGGTACAGTTATTCAATCAGAGATTGATTGACATGAGGGCGCACTTTGACCAGTTGAAGATGACCATTGCCTCTGCCTTCATGCCGGTCATTGAAGCCCTTGGCGGACTGTTCGCTTGGCTCTCTGAGCAGGTGTCGAAGCATGAAATCATAGCATCGACGGCGATTGGCCTAATTTCCGGCGCATTGGTGGCTTTGAGCGCGGCAGGAACCGTAGCGGTATTAAAGCTTGCCGTTGCTTTTATCGGTCTTGCAGTAGGCGTAAATGCGGCTCTATGGCCTATTCTGGCGGTTGCGGCGGCCATTGGCGGAATAGTCTTTGCCATTTCAGCAATTTCCAGACACTTCAATGAGTCGGGGATCCAAAAAGGTGCAAAGGCGAACTTCGGAGCGACCCGGAACCCGATTTCTGCAATGCAAAGCGGGACAATCTCTTCGATGTACCAGAACCGCCAAAGCTCGAATAATGTGAGTATTCAGGGCGGGATAAACATTCACACGAAGGCGACCGACTCAAAAGGCATTGCAAAAGACATCGGCGGAAGTCTCACCAGCACTCTTAAACAGGTTCTTTATGCCAATCAAAGCGGGGAGTACGCATAATGGCGGCGAACACATTTTTTATCAGGGATGATGCCGGAAATCTGATTGAGATGCAGGGCGCGGAAGAACAGAAACACGCCTTTTTCATCTTTGACAATCAAGAGGTTTTGAAGGGCGTTTCGATTCTCAGCATCGACGTTCTGGAAGATTCCAAGATCATGGATAATCCGGTCGAAACCGGCATTGTCATTTCAGATCACCGAATAAGAAACCCGCTTGAAATTACCGTCCGTTGCGCTCTTTCAGAAGATGACTGGGATTCGACCTATCGGGAACTGCGCCGGTACTACACGCAGACCGGGACTGACTTCCTGACAATCAAAGCAAAAGCGGACGTTTATGCGAATATGCAACTAATAGCCTTGCCGCACAAGGAAACTCCCGACAGCGTAACCCGCCTTTTTTTCGATCTTCGTTTTCGTAGTATCCTTTTCGTAACCCCGTCTTATGTCGATATGCCTTTGAAAGCGGTAGAAAAGCCTGCCGACGCAAAAACAGTTGATGCCGGACAAAAAGAAAGTATTCCGCCTCCTCAGCCTCAAACAATGGTGATTCAGGGAATGGTTTTTACTATTTAAGGGAAATTATGTTGCAACTCAATTTATTAAACACTCCGAATCAGCAAATCAGCACGACGATTTCCGGCGTAAACTATTCTCTGAAGTTCCGTACAACAGAAAACGGGATTCTTCTCTGTGATATGACCATTGCCGGAGAGCTTGTCTTTGCCGGTTCCCGATGCGTTGCGAACGCCTTTGTAATTCCGGCCCCGTACATGACCCACGGCGGGAACTTCTTTTTCTTCTGTTCGGATAATGAATATCCAGACTGGAATAAGTTCAATGACGCTCACACTCTTCTTTACCTGACAGACGCGGAGATTGCCGAAAATGAGCTTTAACCGCAAGTGTGTAGTCGATTTCATGGCGCAAGAACGGCCTACCGTCGCTCAATTCACGCAGTTAAAACGGCTTGAAGGAATTGACGTTAAATTTAATATCGACCTGCCAATGTCTGCCATTATTTGCGATGCGGATATTTCACTTTGCAATCTGACCCGCTCGGATATTGACTACCTGACAAGTTTTACCAACGTCGCGGAGTCCCTTCAAAAGCGGCACAGAATCCGGCTTTATGCCGGTTATGATGATTCGAATTATGGCATGATCTTTGACGGGGATGTTTTCTACGCGGTTCCGACCGCCCCGCCTGACATTTGGCTCAATATCAAAGCCCGGTCAGGCAACTACGAAACAACGCAGGTATTCACCCAGTCCGTTCTTCTCCCTTCAACCACACAATCTATTTTTGAACACGCGGCTCAGAATCTTGGGAAAGAATTTGAGTGGCGTTCTGCATCGAAAAAGGTGGTCAAAAAATGGAGCTTTACCGGCAACATTGACAAATACCTTCAGTCATTATCAGGATTGGATGACACCTATATCTTCATTGAAAACGATAAACTTATTGCCGTGGACAAGGTTGCGCCGGTTCGGGATGGCATAGTCCGCCTGATTTCTGAAAAGACTGGAATGATTGGCGTTCCGAAAATCGACTTTGTCGGGATTGAAGCGACCCTGCTACTCGATACCCGCATCCGGCGCGGGGATACCGTAAAGATGGAGTCTGTCCGCGTTCCGTCCGCGAACGGGGTTTATTACGTTTACAATATCACACACACCGGCCATCTGCGCGGAAACGATTTTTTCACTACGGTAAAAGCACGAAGAGAGGACACCTATGGACACCAACCGCTTGCCGTCGTATAATTTGGCGAACGCCGAAAGCCCGGCGGGGATCATTCAGGAAGTCCTTGCAACCTTTTCAAGAGGCTTTGAGTGCTGCATCCCGGCGATTGTGGTGAGCTATGATCGCTCAAAGCATGAAGCGGTTGTCCAGCCCGCTGTGAACATCCTGATGACCAATGGCAAGCAGGTAGAAAGGGCGCAGGTTGCCGCTACCGTGTGGCGGTTCATGTGCGGCGGGTACTTAGTTGACCTGCCTATCAATGCGGGCGACACGGGCTGGCTGGTGGCTTCTGACAGGGAATCTACGAGCGTCAAACAGTTTGGAAGGACAGCCCCGCCGCAGACCTATGAAACCCACAAATACGAGAACGGGTTCTTCATTCCTGACAAATGGGGTTCTGTATCTCTTGCGGGAGAAGATGCGGGGAATATGGTTTTCCAGAATGCGGAGGGTACGGAGAAAATCAGCATCGGCGCGAACTCAACAAAAATAACAAGCGCGGCGTTGACTATTGTTTGTCCGACAACTAATTTTACGGGGAACATAACGGCAACGGGAACCATCACTGGAATGACTGATGTTGTTGCAACAACAAAGAGCCTGAAGGCGCATACTCACGGAACCGGAAGCCCAACGAATCAGACCACGGCAGTAAACAACTGATGAAAACACTCGCGACAGATGAAAACAGGGACTTGTTCTTAAGCGGGCGCGGGCTGGCTGAAGTGTCTGACATTCAGGCTGTCTTAAACGTCTGTGAGCGGGTCATGCTGACGGCTCGCGGGGAGCTTCAATACGACATTTCACGCGGCGTTCCGTACTTTCAGACCGTCTTTGCATCGGGAAACAGCCTTGTTGTTTGGGCGGCGCAGTCCGTTGCAGCCCTTGAGCAAGTGCAGGGCGTGGTAAAAGTTTTCTCGTTCAACTACGGCGTTCTTGCTGGTGTGGTAAAATATCGGGCAATTATTGAGACAATTTACGGAGAGGTAACGCTTTATGGATAACAACTTTTACACGCAACTTACCGACGCGGGAATCGTAATACCCGACACCTCTGAAATTCTTTCCGGTGTTCATAATGAGTTTATCGGAATCTTCGGCTCAGGAATTGACGTATCACCGGAGACACCGCAAGGACGTCTCATTGAAACCATTTCATCCGAGCGGGCGGGTGTTCTCGCCATCAATGCAGAGAACATGAATCAAATGAATCTGGACACCGCGACAGGGGTTTTCCTTGACGCTCACGGCTCTTTCTACCGGGTTCCTCGCATCGGCGCAGTCTCAACGCGGGTATCTGCGACCGTAACCGGCGTGGCCGGAACCGTCATCACTGCCGGTTCATTGGCAGAGACAACGGACGGCGACCAGTTCTACGCCGAGAACTCGATAACGATTCCGTTCTCTGGAACGACAACCGGATACTTCCTTAGTGTGGTAAAAGGCGCGATTTCTTGCGATGCTCACCACCTAACCAAGATCGTTTCTTCGACCTCTTACGGATGGGAAACAATCGACAATGTGACGGCAGGAGTGATTGGAAACGAGCGTGAAAGTGATGCGGTTTATAGAGCAAGAATCAAAGCAAGCCGGTATTCAGGGCGCGGTTTTATTGATGACATTGCATCGGCATTGAACGGGGTTGAAAACCTGAAAAGTTCATTCGTTTATGACAACGGAACAGATGC